CGAGGCAGCGGCAGCATATTTGGCAGAGGTAGACGCACGTGAAGCAACACGTCAAGAGGAAGCACGCGCAGCAGCATATATGACGGAAGCGCGCCGAGCAGCAGTGGCAGAAGGAATCCGAACGGCCACACGTGTTAGGCCACCACCACAAGCACCAGCTACACGCCCAGCACGCACGGCACGTCCGGCAGCACGCACGGCAGCATCTAGCATATCAGCACGCGAGATGCATCTTATAACTCTGGCAGATACCGCGGCTCTACCCACGTCTGCGGAAGGAGAGGAAAATGTCTGTGTTATTTGCCACGAGGCCCTCATGGGAGGACAACGGCTGGCAGCCACCGGTTGCGGGCATGTGTTCTGCACGGGATGCATTAGCATGAGTTTGAGACATAAAGATGCATGCCCGACATGTCGAACCGAGCAGCCAACTGTCACGGTGCTTTATATTTGAAACATATTGACAACTCAGATTATTTATCACCAATAAAACACATCATGTGTAAAAATGGATGAACATTCATAAAAGACTATCAGCCCGAGATGATGAACGCCTACACGGGTCCTCGTGCGGACGTTTGTGGAAATATATTTATATATGGTGGTTTGTCGATACGGATATATGCGTAAAATAACTTAACAAAATATATATCTGTAAAATAACGATGGCAAACACAAATGACCTTCCCCTCGGTTTAGCTCTTGAACCTGACTACATACAGATTCCCGGTCAGAATTTCGCTCTCGTATCATTTGTTGGCCCCGAATTCTGCCGTCAGAAAAGCGGTCAATTTGCAATGAAGATTCGCGGAGTTTTTGCCACGGAAGAGGAAGGGAAGCAGTATGTGAAACGTCTTCAGCGAAGTGGAGATAACGTTGTAGACATCTTTTTGGTTTCGCTGTACAATTGGGTTCCTATCCCTCCCGATCCGATGGCAGTTCAATCTCAGGAATATCAGGAGCAATTCCTTCAGGATTTGATGAGCGGTTATGCCGAGAGTCAGAGGTCTGCCAAAGAGATTTTCAACGAACGTAAGCAAAAGGTCATGAAGGAGGGTTTGGACGCGAATCTCACGGATGCGGAGAAGATCGCACCGCCTTCCGAGCCCCTTCCGGCATCCGAGAAAATGCCAGAATTCACGAAGGAGGTGATCCCCGAAGAAACCGAAGATGATCTGAAGGAAGTGGCCGATGCCAGCATCTCTGACACTATCGATAAAGTATTTGGTGATGACGTATGGAGCGCTCGCAAACGCGAATAACAATTTAATAAAATGTGTGATTACTATAATAGCGATGTCTTTGGTTCAGAACCCTAAAAAATATCTGGAAGCAGCACTCCGCGAATTCTTTGAAGATGAAAAAAATACGAGCATTATGCTGAGCATAATTAATAACGAGTTGATGAGCCTCAGAACCCTCGACTGGTTTGTTTCAAATTTTTCAAAGAAAAAAAACACCATGTTCACGACGAGCTCCGGAAAGCTTTTTAACGTTTTCATGGAATATAAAAGTCAGCTGAAAAGTTATTCTAAGAAGATGTTCGATCCATTTAATCGCGGCGAACGAATCATATTCAACAATCACGGTAATGAAATTTATACGACGTGCGGACAATTAAACTTTTTCAGATGGGTGATTAAAAACGATATTGTGAACGAATGTCTGAAGAACTTGGACGATGTGGAGGAAGATATGACAAATTCGATGAAGCAGCGGAAGACGTCGGCAAAACCGGACGAAAAACGTAAGGAGCTATCAAAAGCTGCAATAAAATCGTGCCAAACAATTCAAACGCGCGTCACGATCACGTTTAACTGATTCATATCGTCAATCCTTCATATAAATTTTGGCCACTTATAGTATATCATATCACAATGACCGAGACAATCCTTGCCGAAAACGGTTGCCGCAAGTACTCCGCATTTCCCATCCAATATCCCGACATTTGGAACATGTACAAGAAGGCAGTGGCATCTTTTTGGACCGTCGAAGAAGTCCCGCTCGGTCAGGACGTGATCGATTGGCGCGACAAGCTCAACGATGATGAACGGTACTTCATCAAGCATGTTCTGGGCTTTTTTGCCGCGAGCGATGGAATCGTCATGGAGAACCTCCAGCTAAACTTTTCCCATGAAGTGACAGTTCCCGAAGCACGTCAATTTTACGCATACCAGACATTTAACGAATCGATTCACAGCGAAATGTATGCTCTGTTGATCGATGCGCTCGTATCTGACGAGAATGAGCGCACCAAGCTGTTCGATGCGATCGAAACTATTCCCGCCGTAGGGAAAAAGGCGTCGTGGGCTCAGAAGTGGCTCGATCCAAGCAAGTCGTTCGCTCAACGTCTCGTCGCGTGGGTATGCGTGGAAGGGATCATGTTTTCCGGCAGTTTCTGCGCGATTTTTTGGCTTCGAAACCGTGGTGTGATGCCCGGTCTGGGATTGAGCAACGAATTTATTTCTCGAGACGAAGGCTTGCATCAAATGTTCGGAGAGATGCTATATTCGAAGCTCGAATACAAGCTCTCATTCGGGGAAGTCCGAGATATCGTGACCGAAGCTGTTCAAAACGAAAAAGATTTTATTTGTGATGCAATTCCGTGCAAAATGATTGGAATGAACGCGGACCTCATGAGCCAATACATCGAGTTTGTCGCTGATCGCATCTTTGTGGCTTTGGGATATCAAAAGGTGTATAATTCTGCTAATCCCTTTGATTTCATGGAGCTGATCTCGCTCAGCGGGAAGACAAACTTCTTCGAAAAGAAAGTGAGCGAATATCAACGTGCCGGAATCATGAATGCCGAAGATAACGTCTTCGCTTTAGACGGAGACTTCTAATAATAATTTAACAAAATTTGTAAAAATAAAAAACAAATGGAAAATATTATTTCTAGATGGGAAAATATCGTTCAAGCATTCGATATAAACGATAATTGTGTAAAAGTAGAACATACAGAAAAATTCGTAGAGAAATTGTGTTGGCATTGCTGCCACGCTATACCGATGGGAACTACGACACTGCAATATCCTTTTAAACTTCTCGAATCGTGCAAATTCCATGTAGGCGGTCAGTTTTGTTCATGGGAATGCATCAAGGGGTACGCGCGGGATAGCATGTCTAGAGTTGTATCCGGAGTTCATCAACTGAACATTCGTCATTATAGGAAAATGATCACGGGGCTCACCGATTCAATTATCCCAGCTCCTCCTCGAATGGTTTTGAAAGCATTCGGAGGACACGTGGACATCGATGAGTTCAGGAAGCCTAATTCGAAGATTGAGTACATCGTGAATTATGCCAAGCTCGTAAAGATCATTCCATATGATACACACGAATATAAATCCGATGACAAACACGTGATTCCAAAGCAAGCCGACAAGGAGCTTCACATAGAAAATACGACAATCGTGAACGATTCGCTTAAATTGAGAAGGCCGAAACCCGCAGCGAAAGGAAAATCTACATTAGAAAGGAGCCTCGGTTTGAATACATTTGGCAATTTGATCAAGACAATGTGATTACAACACAACGTCATTTGCAGCTCGATAGTTCCTCGCGGCAAATGCAGAACTTATTGGACCTGGAAAAATATTCACGTGAAACCTGCTCTTCACGTCGGTAATATATTCCATCATTCTGCGATCGGCTGTCTCGTACACTCGCGCGATCGTTTTTTCCATGTCGAGATCGTTCGGCAATCTCAGCTTTATCTCTGATATGTTATACAAAACATCATCGCGAACTGAAAAAAGTCTGTTAATTTTATAAACCCCCATGTTGTTCATGTCGAATGTTTTCTGGTACTCCGAGTTAAATGTGTTGAGATGTTCGACGACCTTTTTGTAATATTTCGGATACATCGCTTTGAACGAATTTAACTCCGGAATAGCGACGCCTCTCGGCTTCAAGTTTTTGGCTATATTTTTTATATAAGTCCGGTATTTGTACAGCACGAGAAGTAAAAGTGCGACGATGAAAAGCATCATTATATTAATCAAATATTTTAAAAAGAGTATATCGTCGTACATAAGTATATACATACGCGTCGAATGATTAATATGATGAATGTACCGTTTGTAGCAATCGGCGCGATCGCAATTTTCTCGGCATTTTGTATTGGGATCGTATTTTTATTTCCGCCAGAACCAGATCTGGAGATAGTCCAGATCATGCCCCCAGATACACTACCGCCGCCTTTTTATTATAATGCGAATGACTCGTTCAAAAAAGATGTGGTCATTGTCGTGGAACATCCGGACGAAAAAATATCGATCGGCACACGTTGAATATGTATATAAATTTTGATTTTATACATTAAAAGATGACAGTTTTGACGGCGCAAGAAGCGCAGCAAATCAGGTTACAAAAACGATCTGTGAGTCACGAAACGTATAAGATGCTCTTTGGGGTAGCGTTGCAACTCGTGACGCGCCAAGCGAATGCCAACGAAACGTCCGTGGTTTATAAAGTTCCGTCTTTTGTCCTCGGACGCCCGATGATCAACGTGAAACATGCCGCGAGATATATATCGGAAAAACTAGCAATTTACGGCTACAAAACACGATTTTACGAAATAAATGAAATTTATTATGTCGAGATTGATTGGAGCATACAGAAAGTCATCATACCCAAGAAACCGAAAGAAATTAAACGTCCCAAAATTATTGATACATCGATTCAAACAAATCCCGCCGAAGCTGTACGTCGCATGGAAGTGATAAAATTGGCGCTCCAAAATTCTATGAGAAAATGATATATCGTCACTCAAAGTAATTTAACAAAGAAACCCATGTAAATATCACATAATGGCAGTACCGCTCAAGTACTATTTTGAGAATAATCATAAAGTGCGAATGGACTTCGATAAGTACACGTTCGATGAATACGGAGTCGTCAGGAATAAAGCAACAAAGAGAGCGCTGCGCCCTAAAACCAACAAAGACGGATATCAAATCGTCGGCGTACTCGATGCTTTCGGGAAACAACGTTCTATTCGAATTGCGAGGGCACTCGCGAGCACGTTCCTAGGTCCGCCGCCGACGAAGGCTCACACCGCGGACCACGAAGATAAAAATCGTGCAAATGATATTCTCGAGAACATCGAGTGGGCTACCAAG